TGATTGAACCAATTATCCATGAAAGTTTTAGTCCTACTATTTTAGAAATAGAAGTGCCTGATAAATTTGTTGATATGATAAATCTCGTTGGAGAAGCAGTTCTTGGAGATGAGAGTCTTTCCAAAAAGTTTGACTTTTCTGATAATCTAGTGGGTAAGGTATCAAAAGAAGTTAAGATACCTACTACAAATAAAGAAGATGGTGATTATCTAAAGGATATATTAAAAGGTGGTTGTTTACAATACTTAAACTATATGAAAGAAAAGAATCGTGCATATGGCTGGAGTAAGAAAGCAGGGGATATTATTCCCACACAAGATAATATACATTTATTGAATAGTTGGATTGTGAGTCAATATAAGGGTGAATATAATCCTTGGCACACTCATGGTGGAGATTTCTCTGGTGTTATATATCTTAAAATACCAGAGGGTATGAATAAAGCGTATGATAAAGAATTTAAAGATCACTATCCATCAACTGGCTTAATAGAGTTTATGTATGGTGAGAAGGCTGACTTTAGAAGTGATAATCTAAAGTTCTTGCCTAGAGTTGGTATGATGTTGATATTTCCGTCATGGTTGAAACATTCAGTATACCCATTTTATGTTGACGGCGAAAGAAGGAGTATGAGTTTTAACGCTCATTATAATGTGAATAATGATAATAATTGATATGAACCAAATATCATTAGCAAGTCTAATGATGGATATGAGTATGCGAAAGAGTGACGAAGTAGATGAGAATATGGTAAGACATATGATACTCAACTCTGTTCGTTTATATAGAACACAGTTTAATAAAGAGTATGGTGAAGTTGTACTTACTTATGATTCTAGACATTATTGGAGAAGGGAATACTTTCCTAACTACAAAGCAAGTCGTAAAAAGAGTAGAGAAAAAGACAACAGAGATTGGGATAAAATCTTTGGTGTGTTGAATAAGATCAAAGCAGAGTTCAAAGAGAACTTACCTTACAAATACTTAGAAGTGTATGGTGCAGAGGCTGATGATATTATTGCAACTCTATGTAAGAATAATCAAGATGAAAATATTATGATTGTGTCTGGAGATAAAGATTTTATTCAGTTACATAAATATCCAAAGGTAAAACAGTATAGTCCAATACTAAAGAAGTTTGTAAAAGACCATAATCCAACTACCTATATAAAAGAACACATACTTAAAGGCGACACTAGTGATGGAGTACCAAATGTTCTATCGCCAGATAATACTTTCGTAGATAGTATAAGACAAAGACCTTTAGGAAGAAAGAAGATTGAGACTTGGTTGGATATACATATAGATGATTTGCCTGAAGAAGTCAAAAGAAATTACCAAAGAAATGATAAACTTATTAACTTAGATAATATTCCTGCTGAATTAGAAAAGGAAATATTAGATGATTATGATGGTGCGACATTTGGTGATAGAAGTAAATTATTAAATTATTTTATACAAACAAGATTAAAAAATCTTACTGAAACAATTGGAGAATTTTAAATGCAAGAAACATACTACCCACTCTTTTCGGAGATACTAGACAAAGTACATAAGGCAAAAACTAAGGATCAGAAGATTGATTTTCTTAAACAATACAAATCAGATTCATTGAAGATGTTTTTGAAAGCTGCGTTTGACCCAAAGATAGAATGGGTCTTTCCAGAGGGAGAAGTTCCTTACACACCCAATGATGCTCCTGCTGGAACGAATCATACGTTATTGATACAAGAATCAAAAAAACTATGGCATTTCATCAAAGGTGCAGATAATAGAACAAAACAACTTCAAAAAGAAAATATGTTCTTTCAGATGTTAGAGGGTCTACACGAAAGTGAAGCAAAACTTCTTGTCAATGCAAAAGATAAAAAGTTACATCAAATCTATAAAGGTTTATCTGCAAATGTTGTAAAGGAAGCATTTGGTTGGGATGAAGATTTTAAAGCTGAAGAATACCCATCTGCTGGTGGACTTGCAAACGGATAATGAAAGTTGCCCCTATCTATAGAACTGTATTTTCTCAAAGGAAACCATCACAGACTTGGAAAGTAAGTGATTCGCAACCTTTAGAAAATACAGAACAAGCCCCTGGAAATGACCTCAAAAAACGTAGTGAAAACAAATACTTACGAACACACTTGACATTACCTCAATCTTCTGTTATTATAATTAAGTAAGATAAAGAATAACAGAGAGAAAGAAAATATTATGACAATGATTAAAAAGAAGTTTGAAAAGATTGAAGATGGTATTAACAATATGTTAGATGCTGCTGCACATGACTATAATAGAATGGATTTAACATATAGAACCTCTGATGAGTTTCGTGCTGGGTTTATGATTAAAAAGGGTCAGAAATATATCAAGATTGGTAGAATGTCTAAACATACGCCAGGTCGAATGGGTCAAGTTTGGGGTTTTGTTGTTAACACAAATGATGACAAGAAGTTCAAAAAAGGTGATGTTCTAAAGGCTGCTGGATTTAATGCTCCTGCTAGAAATGCACCAAGAGGTAATGTTTTAGAGGGTGGTTTCAATATTAATTGGACTGGCCCAGAATATTTGTAGGAGAATTGAAATGATGTCAATGAATGGTTTTTTACTAATAACTCTTGTAATAGTTTGTGTCATGTTTATTGGATATATGGAAGACCCATGTATCACAGAAGGCTTAAGACAAGGGTGTATGGAATAATGAGTTTGATTCGCACAGCACCTCTCTCTCTCATCAACTTTAATGCTGTGCGAATCACTTTCCCAAATGAACATATGATGAAAACGTGATGTACTGTAAGTACTTGAAATCATTGGGAAAATTTAGGGGGGTTGACAGACCCCCTTTTTTAGTATATACTATAAGTATAAACAATAAAGAGAGAGAAATAATTATGAAAAATCAAAAAAATCAAGAACTAAGTATTCATCAGACATTTAAAATGCAAGATACTTCTGGAAAGAATAATCCAATTAGGTTCATTAATGCCCATAAAGGTGGTATTCAAATGTATGGTACTGAAGTTGGTGAGTTGGTTGCATGGGGTAAGACTCCAGAGATGATTACTTATGCACTAAGAACAAAAGGTTCTGTTGATGAAGTTTATGCTGGTTCTTCAATGGACTTTGCAAGTGAAAATGGATTTGCAAATGATGAAGATGCAATGACACTTTGGACAGAGGGTTGGAACAATTATGTTGATGAAATCAATGCAGTTGGTGAAAAACCAAAAAATATTAATTATGGAATATCAGTTAATGGATAAGTTTATATTAGTAAATGGTGGAACTAAAGAACAAAGACAATTAGTTCACAACATTACTGGCTGGTTCTGTATGAAGTTTTTTAATAGATTCAAGTCTTATAATATTGAGTTTGACCTTTGTAAAATAGAGGGTAATGTTCAAGGTTGGTGTCTGGAGATTGATAAAAATGCATCTCATATTGAAATTGATAAAAGACTTAAAGGTGATGATTTCATTACTTGTGTATTACACGAGTTAGTTCATGTTAAACAACAGTTCAAAGGTGAACTAAAAGAACTAAATGGTAAAGCAAAAAAATGGAAAGATGAGATTCATATTGGTCTAACGAATTTTTCAAATATGGATAAAGTAGAGTCTGAAAAAATAAAAAAGATAGCACTTGATAAAAATGTATTTGTTTCAGACTATATGGATTTGCCTTGGGAAATAGAAGCTTATGCAATGCAAGAAACTTTATTAATAGAATGGAATGAAAACGGATGGAAATGACACTTGAACAATTAAAGAAGATTAGAGAATCATTAACAGACTTTGGAGATATTGTCTGGAATGATGCAGATGAACATAGTCCTACGACTATTCGTAATTTAGATGAATCAATTGAAGTAATAGATAAGGCGATAAAAAATGCTTAGTTTAAATGAAATTATAGTTATGATGGGTATTGCAATAGGTGATCCATCACTACCAACTGAAAAACCAAAGACTGTTGGTGTAGACCCAATTCAAGCAACTTGTCTTGCAGAGAATGTTTATTTTGAATCTAGAAATCAAGGAACTGCTGGTTGGAGTGCAGTTATTTCAGTAACATTGAATAGAGTAAAGGACAAAAGGTTTCCAGATACTATCTGTGAAGTCGTTAAACAAGGGCCTACAAGGGAGTCTTGGAAGAAGAATGGAACTTACTATCCTATCAGACACAGATGTCAATTTTCATGGTATTGTGATGGTAAGAAAGATGTAGTATATAAAAAAGATGCAAAGATATATAAAGAGATATACAATCTATCATATGTATCTTTAATTAAAGGTATCAGAATACTAGATATTACTGATGGTGCAACTCATTATCATGCAGACTATGTAACACCAGCATGGGCTCAAACTAAAACAAAAACTGTGGAAATTGGTG